GGGACAAGGTTGTACGTCTTATTTTCTTCTGTCCCAGACGCTGTGGGCCCAAGGGCACCACAGGAGTGTGGGTGAACTGTCACCTTGTACGGGGAGGGGGGTCTACCTCCGCCGCACCACACCCTTGAGTGAGTAAGTCCTCAACAGTTTTACGTGTATTTTGGAAGTTACCTCCTCCTTGGGTGTGCGGTGTCAGTTTTGGTTTATGTTTTAAATAAATAATAAAAAAACAAAATTCTAATTAACTTCACTATATGAAATATAGCAATTGACGAATTGTAAATTAAAAAAAAGAAACAAAGTTCTAATGGTCTGATAAGAAGTGGACAGGGTTCCAGAAACGTCTGTCATTTTCGGCGTTCGAATTAGTGGATAGTAAACGCGATTGAATTTCTTCTAAAGTTGGGAAGCGAGATACATCAAGATTGGTTGAGATACTCAGATATTCCATCCAAGCAACTCCAGTCTGATCGGGCGTAGCTTTTCCAACGTTAACACAGAAATCGAAAACATCTTTACAAACATTGTAAACTAGTTGACTCTGTCCACATGAGGCCCAACAAATGCCAACTGCGCGAGCAGCTAACTTGTTGATGTCCCAGTTGCGTTCAGGGTATGCTAGTTGAGCAAGGAGAGCAAGAGGATCTCGAATTGGTATGGCGTTTTCGTTGATATAGCCAAGAAAGTTAGTTCCTGTGAGAGAAGTGTAGATGCTAGACTTCTTCAGGTTAAGGATTGCTCCAAACCGACGCTCAGCGATGGCGGCGAATTGGGTAAGGAAAGATTCATGTTCTGTCGCTGCTAAATATTCTAGCATGCCGGACAGAGAATCATCTCCAAGGACTTTAAGGTACATTTTGGTTGTGTCATACCCCATCTCTTTTAGGATGGTAATAATCATTATCGTATTGATCCACGAACCTAGGATTTGTGTTTGTAATAATCCAGAGGCGATTGTTGAGTGGGTACGTTTCCATTCAGATCCGTCGGGGAGTCTGATTGGTGTATGTTTTACAGCGTTGGACATCCATTTCCAGAGGTTAGATATTCTCTTACCTTGGGAAGTGGTGCTAGGGTAATCCGACGTGGGAATGTAACCGGAGTCACAGTCCATAAAGGATTGCCATTTAGCGTGGACGTCATTAATTACTTCGAAGCGAGTTAGCTTATCGAACATGCGCCAGTCTAAACATAGCCAGGTCCTGTAAGTTTCTTTTGATGTTGATGTTTCATTCATGATTCGGTATAATCCTCCGTTGAGAGTCTCATAGCCCCAAGCGATTGGAGTGAGACCTTTACGCAGCCAGTTAAGATAAGGCCATAAGAGCATCAACTCTACCTGTAAGGTAAGTTTTGGTACTCCGTGGACCATCCTGACTTTGTCGGGGTCATCACCTGTCACAAGATGGGAGCGAGCGTGGGCGGTATTCCAGTAAAAGAATTTATCGCCTTGGCCTTTTCCGTCTTTAATTAAGTGGACAAGTGGTCGGTTATAAACAAATACTTCATTGAAGCAGTTGCCGAAATTAAGTCTAGCATTGGGAAGAGTTCCTAAGGTGTGTGCCTTGTGAATTCTAGTAGCTAAATCTTTGTTGGTTGAAAACGGTGCTTCGACAGAGGTGTTCTTAGTCCAGGGATAGAAACGTAGATCTGTATAATGTACAGGTCGGTATTTCCATGGTGGAGCAAAGAGGTTGGTAGTCTCTTCGAGCGCAGCATAGTACAATGCGTCTTTCTCGACTTTCTTCTTTGGCACATCGCAACGTTTAAAGTCAGCGATAAGGGCTTCATCAGATATGTCGGAACGTCGGTAATATGTAATGATTTTGTGATAATCATCCATAGTGCCGAACTTAGCGATTGCTTTACGAACTATCGCAACTGGGTCTAGAGGCGCCTTCGGTGTAGTGTTAGCGCGAGACTCAGAAGCAGGTCGTAATTGCTTTAGGTTCATCATTTCGTAGTAATAATACTAATAGAGAAGTTAAGTAAGAAGGTTC